ATTTTCTACGATTAGCAGCCTTAGAACCTTTCTTTAATTTTGAAGGTTTAGTTGTTACAGCTGTTTTTAATTTAGATCCAGGATTAGCAGCTCTATAAGATGCAACCCCTTTTCTATTTAAACCACCGCTAGGTGATTTGCCTTCTTTTCTTTGCCATGCGGCAGTTCTTGCCATTATTCTTTATCCTTTTTTGTCTTGCCATAATCTTGATCCATTATGGATTTAGCTTTTAAAACTCCTAGCCCTGTAACTGCAGCTCCTGTTCCAATTACTGCACCAGTTTTAATTTTGTCTTCGGTTGACATTCCACGTTTTTTAATTGGAGATTTTTTAGATAAATTTTTAATAATTGCTCCCATTCCTTTTGTAATTATTGTCATTATATCATTCCCCTGTAATATTTTTTATATGATGGATTACTATATGTTTTTCCATCAACATTCAAGTCGATGAAACTTCCAATGTAACCACCGTCAGCTTTGTTAGTTCTTTTTACAATTGTTTTTACGTTAGTTGGTTTAGGGCCAGTGTTCGATGCTTGGCGCTTTCGTTTCACCGCACTCGCCTTTTGTGAAGCACTCATGGAGCGTGCTTTTGCAATAGGGACACACTTCGGATACTTCCTCTTGCTCCCTTTCGATCTCCCGCAAGGTTGATACTTGCCGTCCTTCTTTGGAGCTCCAATGTCTACCCATTTCTCTGCTACCCATTTACGTAAACTCATTTTCTTTTTTTATTTTTTTTCTTTCCACCGGGTTTTATTTTACCAGAACAAACTGCTGATCCATACATATTAGCATACGCTGACGGATACACTTTGAATTTTCTTTTTGCAGCAGCTTTACCTTTTGCACAAAGTTTAGCCATGATTAGTGTCTCGCTTTACCCCAACCTGCAATCTGAATAGATTTCTTTTTACCTTTTGGATTTCCTACCATGTCAACAGCATCATCTACTTTAACTTCAACAGGTCCACCCATAGAAAATACGCCTCTGCCTTTTAAAACATCAGCTTTAGTTACTTTTCCGTCTCCAGTTAAATCTGGAAATTTTTTCTTAGCCATTTTTTGCCTCCTTTTTACATCCACATTCGTGTTTACAAATGCATGGTGTAATTTTTAGCACCTTACATACGATATGGCAAATTTTATTATAAATTTTCTTTATCATTTTTTACCTCCAAATTGTTTTAACTCTGTAGCTTTAATACCATAAACAGCTCCCACTACAGCTACCCATAATGAAATTATCCACCAAGGCATAGACTGCAATTTATCAAAATACAAGTCTAGTTTTTTACCAATCTCTTCATCTTCTGCAAAAACACTGTATGCTAATAAAAACAATGGTGATGAGAGTGTTAATAAAATAAATTCGTCCTTCCAGTCGTTTTTTTGAGCATCTAAAGCTTTACCTTGGTACTCAATTTCACCTTTTTTCATTTTTTCAGCATGAACAATAGCCGCTTCAGACATAGCAACTTCTGCTTGCTTCTTATTTTTATAAATTGCAAGTCCAGCTTTAAGTCCCTGACCTAATAATCCCCAAGGTATCATCTATTTTTTCCTTTTTTTACTCATTCCAGCTTCAGAAAGTGCAATTGCGATCGCTTGTTTACGACTTTTCACCTTCTTTTTGCTTTTTCCAATGTTAAGTTCACCTTTTTTGAACTCTTTCATTACTTTTTTTACTTTTTTGTCCGATTTTTTCATTAAAAGCCTCCTTTATTTTTTAATTCATGTTGTAAAACTGTTTTTGTAATTGAAGTATCAGCTCTTAAGTTTGCTAATTCTTCATTTTGTTCTAATTTTTGTTGGTCAGTCATTTGATTCATCATGGATTTCATCTTATCAAGGTTTAATCTCTCTTCTGCTTCTTGTTTTTTACGTTCATTTTCCATTGCTCTAAGGTCTAATTCTCTTGCTCTTAGTTTTGCAATAGGATCATTATCAAATTGAGAAGTAATTTCTTTTTCTTCCTTCATAAATTCTTCCATCATCTCAGCAATCAAAGTTGCTTTTCTAGATTCAATCTTTTCAGTCAACATTCTAACTTGCATTTGCATTTGTTGTGCCATCTGTGGATTCTGTTGCATTGCCATTGTCATTTGTTGTAGCTGTTGTAGTTCATCTCTAAATTCTACTTCAACTTGTTCTTGAGCCATTAAAGAAATATGTTCAAAACAATTTTTTTCTAATGCAGCCATAATCACAGGATTATTTCTAGCCATGTTGGTTGCCATAAAATTCAAGTGAGCAGTAATATGTGCTCGGTGATCTTGACCTGGAAACGCTTGGAATGGTTTCCCTGCAAGAGAATCAATGTGCTCTAATGCAGGGTCCTTTGGTTGTGGGGGTAAAGGTTTAATTAAAATTTGATCAATATCTTTTACGCCTAATGCTTCATACATATGTCTATATGCATTATACATATTATGTATTTGTGGATTAGATTGTGCCAATTGCAGTTCCGTTTGCGCAAGGGAAATACGCTGTGTTTGAGAAAATATATTTGGATCCGCAACTGGCAAGATATCTACACGGTCATCAAAGTCTGTTTGTTTAATCATTCTTTGACCACCAACCACATCATATGGGTACTCTTGAGGTAGATAAAGTTTAAAAACTCTTGCTAATAATTTAAATTCATTTTTTAAAGAAGCATAAATTCTTTTGTGAATTGCAGACATAGTTCTGCTTCCTCTTTCAAGCAACGCAACTGTCGTGCCCACCGCGGCTTGTTGATTCCCATCCCCTATCTGCAGGTCTGCTATGGAAGCAAATCTTTGCCCTGCAGTAACAACGACACCCATAAGCTGTAAGAGAGTTTGCGAAGGCTCTTTAAATGGTAACATCATAAATGAATCTCTGATGTTTCCTCCTGGTGCATCTACATCTCTAAATTCACCGGGTTGTATTGCCTGTGCATCATCTCTAATTCTTATACCTCGTTGTTTAAAACCAGCAGGTAAGTTTGATAATGTACCTGCATCAAGTAACTGTCGTAGGGCAGATGTAGCAGTTCTAGATAAACCACCAATCATGTGTATTAAACCAAAACCATAAAAACCAAGTCCAGGTAAAAATTTAAAATGAACAAAGTATTGTACTTTTGATCTTTTAGGATCATCAATTTCGTAATTTCTTTTGATAGATAAAATTTCTCTAGAGTTTTCTTCTATTGTTACAATGTAGGGCAGTTTAATTCCAGTCGGCTCACCATCTTCAGGATTTACATCCTCAAAACCTTCTAAGTCTAAATTAACATGACACTCTAATAAATTAAATACATCTTCTTCTCTTCCAGATCTAGTTCTTCCTTCTAGTTCATGTTCTTTTTTCTCAACATCATCTTCATTAAGTTGACCGGGTTTAATATCTATATCTCTGTAAAAACCTGCAACTTGTTGTTTTCTTAATTCGTTTTCAGAAATTTTTATACGATGAATAATAGCTTCCGCATCATCTAATGAGGTAGCTGTGTACGGAACTATTAAATCATCAGCTGGTACAAATTTTGAAACAGCTCTTTGCATAACTTCATCATAATAAACTTTTTTAAATGATGATCCTGCTAAAGGTAAATAAAATAACATTTGATCAAACTCTGGTTCATACTCTTTCATTTGATCCATGAGTTGATAATTCATAAAATCTTTTACACGACTTGCTTGTTGTGTTTTCTCAGGAGTTGGCATTCCTAAAATTTGAGTTCTAACCGGTCCATCAGCCGGTAATAATTCTTTGTACGCCAAAGCTTGAAATTGAGTTACAGCTTCTGCTAATACAGGGTGGGTTGCACCTGACGCACCTGCAAAAGGTTCAGTTCTATTTTCATATTTGAACCCTAACAAGTCTAGTCCTTGTCTATAAGAGGATTCCCAATCTTTTCTTGAATTTTTATAATCTTGATAATTTTGAAATAAATCAGAAGATAATCTACCTAACACATCATCTGGTAGATGATCAGCTAAATTAGTATAATGATTTTCTGTGCCTTCAACAGAAGCAATAGCAGGATCATAATTAATATCTACAGATCCATCTTCGTTCTCTTGTATTTCTACAGGATCTCCTTGTTCTGATAACTCTTCTTGTTTTTCTAATTGAGCTTCCTCAATTTCGACTTCAGAAGGTACAGTGATATTTTGCTCTACATTAGGAAGAGCTTTGTCTATGTCTGCCATTTATTTTCTCCAGTTTGACTGTTTTAACAGTATTATATTGTAAATTCAAGCCCTGTGACTGAGGTCCCTTCTTTGGTGGTGGACCAGATTTTTTTCCATGTTTGTAAGGTGTATTAGTCTTCATCAGCAAACTTTTTCATTTCAGCATGAATATCGTCATCAATACCAAAATCAACATCCTTCATTTTTCCATCTTGATCTGGTCTTACAGACACTTCTTCATATTCTATAAAATCTGTTTCAGGGTCTTTTTTAATTTGCATTTCAAATTCTTCATAACCAAATTCACCTCTATCTTTAACTCGTTTTAATCTTGCTCCACCTGCACCTTCAAATAATTCATAGTCTCCTAAATCATATCTCATAAATTCATCTGGACTATCCATCTTACCAATAATTTTAGATGTCCCCATCATTTTAATTTTATTAATTAAGTTGCCTAAATAAGTTGGCATTTGATCTGCAGATCTAGTTATCACTTCCATAACTTCAGGTGCCGCTTTAGTTGCAGGTTTAATAAATTTACCTAAGAAAGGTAATGCTGCAAGAACCGTTAAACCTTGGCCCGTCGCTTTTATAAATTTTCGTCTACCAATGTTAATTGGCTTTCCACCTTCTTCTAAAAAAACTCTACCACCATTTGCAAATGCCATTTCATAAGGTTGACCAGTAACTTCAAACATTTTTTGTTTAATCATATTAATAGGTCCCATTCTTCCTTCAGCTCTTGCTGCATCTTCAGCTTGTATTTTTTCTCTAACTATTTTCTTTTGTTCATCTAAATAAATTTTTTCTTCATCCGTAACATCGGGTCTTCCAGTTAATCCAACAAGGCCTTCGTCCATGGCATCATACTGAGCTGCATCAAAAGACTGTTGTTTATTTATTTTTTTCTGAATCGTTTGTGCTTCTTCTGGTAGGCGATTGTATTCTTTAATCATATTGTAAATAGGATCCGCACCTACAAATCTAAATGCCATTTCAGGGACAGACTTTCCTTCTTGAAATGCAACTCCTGTATCATAAATACCATAAGCAGCACCTGCACCTCCTAAAAATTTCATAAGACCTTTAACACGAGAACCTTTATTTGCTAAATCTTGAAAGGTTTCAGAAATAAATTCTCCGGTTGCTTTTGCTCCAGGAAAGAATTCTGATTTTAATTGTTTAACTCCTAAGGCTCTTTTAGCCATTTCAATATCCCCTTGATAACTTGGAACACCTAAATCATTTCTTGCAAGTGCAGGAGTAACTTTTTTTGCAACTTCTATAAATTTTTTAACTGGGTCTGGACCTTGTTTATATCCTAATGCTTTTGTTGGAAATGTTCCTTCAGGAACATTCGGTCTAATCGTAATACCGAGTTCATCAGCTTTATTAAGTATGGCTTGAACTTTTGGATTTTCTGGATCAGGGAATTTTTCAATAAACTTTTCAGCTGACTCTTTAAATCCACCTGTTCGGTTATAAGGTCCTAAAATTAAATTACGGTTATATGGAAAGTCTTTCATCTTTCCTGCTTTATAAATATCTCTTTGATGTTCTATTTCAAATATACCTCTATTTTTAATATCAGTTAAACTTGGTTTAACTTTTACAATGTTTCCATCTTTATCAACGGTTGTTGATAATTGATCCATCAAAGTTTCATTCTTTAGAATTAAATCAGGATTCTCTCTTATTTTTTCATTAAGTTGTTTAGTTACTAAACTTTGTTGAAAGTTTAAAAATTTTTCATCAGGGGTCATTTTTATATCTGTGCCTAATTTCTCAACTCTACGCGTTCTTCTTCTCTCAGCTTTCTTTGCAAGATATTCTGTTTTCTTTTCT